GAGAATCATGTTTTCGAAATGTTTTTCATAAATCATTTTAAAGGCGACCACTCGTGATGAGCAGCCGCCTTTTTCATGTTATCATAAATTAGCGCGTATGAAAGAATTATCTCATTTTGTCTTCTCGTCTGCTTTGTACCTCTACTATACTTCCAGCAAAGGAATCAGCAGCCTTGAAGTTCTGCAGCGTATACTTAAAAGTAAAGTACTTCCAAGGCTTACCAGCCAAGCTTGGCAGCTTGCACCAGTGCTTGCAGTCGTTACTTCCGTATATCTCCAGTCCAATCGTACCTTCGTCCGAATCAAACAGATGCTTCACCGCTCTCAGCGATTTCAACGTCATGCTGCCGCCCAGTTTCAAAGGTCTGGTAGTAAATGATCCGCTATAGCTTTCCGTATCTTCGTTGATGTCCGGCTTTGACGTGAGTGAATAGACGTTTCCGTTGGTATCTTGTATCAGATTATCCGGATAGTCATTCACTACCGCCTGTGCCTCTATGCCGCTATTCACCATCGAGAAGGTCTTATCCACCATATTATATATGTATTGGTATGATTTCCCTTTGCTGAATATTCTCAATATAGAGTCTCTGTAATCGTAGGCGATAAAGCAGTCTTTCAGGAAATCCAGGAATTTGCCTTCACCGAAGGTTGCAAAGTTCCTTGGTACCCTTCCCCTCATCTGCTCGCTCATACAGGCTACGCTTCCACCGCTTGCCGCCATCAGTCCCTTCTTTGAAGCAAAGAACACAAGCCTGTCCGTCGGAACCAGTGGAGAATCCTCATTACATACCTCTCTTGATATTGGATAGGCTCTGCTATAGAGTCCTTCTGAGTTAACCGACAAGCCGTAGATACCTTCATCCGTAAATACCATCAATGGATATTGACCAAACTGACCTTGGCTTACAGCCTCTGTGTTGGCAATAATTCCGAGTATCTTTCCGGTTCCAACCGTATTATCTCCCGATGCCTCAAATACAAATGGGTTGTTGACTACAGAAGTGAAAATCTGAGAGTTCAAATTTTCTTTATCGTTTACGCTTGTTACAATCTTTAGCAATTCACTTTCACTGATTTCCACAAACTCATGTGGCTTATTTGGTGGAAGTACAGGAAACGTATAAGCGCCATTTAATCTATTGTGTTCCTTTAGACTAACTCTGATATATTTGCCTCCAGAGCTAAAAATAACATCCGTTGCATTCGGATCTGGGTAAAACAGCCATCCTTGAAGGAAATCTTTATCGGCAGTAACACTTCTTTCAACCCATGTATCACATTTATCTGAAACGATGTGTGTAAACATAAGAAATGCGTCATCCTTAGACCTGTCTTTTCCTACAAATTTGGCGAAACCAGCAAAAGGAGTTCGTGTTGCTCCAATAAGATTCAGTCTTCCATTATAATTGTATATAGATTCTGCACTCAAAGATGCCCATCCGTAGTAATCGTCCACTTTCAGCTGCTCTTGCTCTTGAAGATTTTCCAAGGTTCCATCAGCGATAAATGCCGTTTCTCCACCCTGACCGGTAACGGTATAATGAAATTTGTACCCACCCAAATAGCTTCCAGCTATTGGCACGGTGAATAATTTATAAAAAACCGTTTTTGTGAGTAACTCGTTTATAATCTGATTGTCACTCTTGTATTTCGGCAGAAGCTCGTCATGTACCGATCTGGTATATGAGGTGTATGTACCCGTAAAGCCATCCACGTCGTAATTAAAGAGCTTTTCATCGTAAGTTTTATAACCGAAATTGGCATAAGCATACTTATTATGTATACCATTCGGGCTTTCAAAATGCCAACCTTTATCTATATAGAATGGCACAACTTGGTCTGACGCAAAAACTACAATCTCCTTGATGATGTCGCTCCAGTCACTGGATATTGATTCAAACCTGAATAGCAATTCTCTATATTCTATAAAGTAGAACATGTCTCCTAAATCCATCTGATGTAAATCCATATAGGAGTTGTGTGTACTATCAAATACAGCACCACTAAACATGCAGTTTTTATTTACAGTAGGGTAGCAGACTATTGGCGTGGTTATTCTGCAGTATGAACCATCAAACATGCGGAAAGCGCATCTTAGAAAGAATGGAAAAGCAAACATATTCTTGCTCTTTGCCCAGTTTATCGCTTGCGCTACATGTCCTTGGATGGTTTCTTGAAACTCTTTTTCATATCTAGAGTCTGGCGCACCTTCCTTAACGCTGAATGTAGTGTACGATCTGGTTTCGCTACCATCGGGTTTTACTCCTCCTGCCTGAATAAATGTATGATTTAATGGGTTAAAGTAACTCTCTCCTTTACCACCATTCGATTCTACAGCATTCTCGACATTACATAATGTTCTTCCGCTTTCTTCTTGGGTGTAGTTTTGTGTCGGTCGCTCAAAAGTAAAATCGTAATCTAAACGAGGCAAATCTTTACCCAAGTTTTTATATTTGTTTCCCTTGAAAAGCAAATAGTGAAGACCTTCGCTGGTAGCGCAAACCAAAGTGTTACCTATACTTTTTACATCATAAACGGTTCCTACATTGAAACTTTTCGTTACTCCATCGGGTGGGCTTACGATATTTCCACTATCATTTTTGGTATACCAGTATATGTTTTCCGTACCATCATAAGCAATGATATTCTCATAGTCTGCCATCTTGTGAACGTACATGATCTTCTGCCCAGCAATCTCACCAATCTTTACAGGCTTCTGTACCGCCTTCATTTCTCCATCCTTAAAGATAAATCCGTCACTCTCCAGCAGTTCAGAATCATCTGAAAGCAAGTCGCTAGGAACATTCGTCATGCCCTTGCTAAAGCTCAAAGTTTGTCTTTCTAAGTTTCTTTCCATAAAATAATTCAACATTTAACATTCAACACTCAACATTCCCCCTAGATTTTCGCCGCCGTATGAACACCATCGCCACCACGGCTTCTTCTTTCCGCTTTCTTCCAGCTAGGCTTCTCCATGTCCGTAAGACTCACAAAGAGACCGATGCCGGTACTCATTACCACATCATCATGGTTTCCGTTACCCACGATGTTACCCAAGCTTCCATCATCATGTCTCTCATATATGCGCAACTCATGATACATTTCCTTGTCTGGCTCCTCATACAGGTTATCATCAATAAACTCTTCCAAGTTATCAATCACCTGCTGCTTCGTCAGCTTGTTGGTTTGGAAACCATACTTCGCCAGTACGTTATCTTCCACATTCTCCGAACTGCTCGTTCTCTGATACAGATTATCGTAGTAGTCGGCTATCTCCTGCAGAATAGTCAGAAAGTGATCACCCTCCGTATTGTTATTTTTCTCTCGGTCGGCAGTATTACTCTCTATTACCAGCAGCGCATCATCATAATAATGGGCTAGGGCAGCAGCCATCCATGCCAGCTTATCATGTCTAACATGTCCTCTGTATCTCGCTACTACCTTCGGCTTGCCCTTCACGGTAGGAATCATACCGAATCGGTCTATCACGGTCATAACGGTATAGTCCGATGTCGTACTCTTACCGCCAATATCTACGCTCACCAAATATCTGTTCTCCACCTGCAGACAGTTTGGCACAGCCCAAATCTTCAAGTCTCCCTCACCATCGTCTCTCAGCTTCACCTTCGAGTTCTGAATGGTGTTATCATCCTTCACGCTGATGTTCACCACGATGTCGGCAGTAAACTTAGGGTCTTGCTTATACATCGCCTGCATGTCGTCTATAGAATAAGGATTGAATACCAGTCTACCAGAGTTTCTGAACGCATCTTCCTCATCAATAGGAGCCTCGGTAGCACATGCCGCATGGGTGGTAAACTTGTTTCTGTAGTTTCTGTACCATTCTATCGCCTCAAAGCAAGCACCCTTCTGCCACATTCGCCAGAAGAATTTTCCTGTCTCACGATAACCCTTCGGACAGGTACTTCTGTCTCTGTTCTGCAAAAGCCACTTGGCAAATGCTCTTCTGTTCTCTACAGGAGTCATATCCTTTTCGATGAAGAAACAAGGAATAAAGAGGAACGAATAAGCATCATTATTCTTTGGGTCCATTGCCAACTGGCACTTGTCGTAGAAGAAACCAGAGTTACCTCTACCGGTACTTTCGAATATCTCCACGTTGTCTTCCAATGGGTCGATACCACCGGATATAGAAGAAATCACACCCTCAGGATCATGCTCTGGTGTCTTCTTCCAATAAGCTACCTCCGAATAGTGGGCACAGTGGAAGTTGCTACCACGCACAGAATCGAAGTTCTCGAAGGATGCTACCGTCAGCGTACTTCGTCTGATTGCCTTCACACCATCCGTTACTTGGAAATCGTCAGGAGAATTTTCGTATGGCGAGAACTGAAGTTTTGCGCCCGGATGCCCCACGGTCCACCCCGGCTGCCGCTCCAAAGCTTTTCGGTACATCGCCTTAATCTTCTTGGCGGTATTCTTCTGCTGGGCAAGCACAATAGCATTCCAACCATCGCGCCTATAGTCCTGAATCCATTTGATGTAAAGCTGTGATAGGGTAGAGCCGCCCCACTGACGTGCCTTCAGAATAACCACAAACACCGGTTTATGGGCATTCCGCAGGTCTTCAAAAATCTTTAGTAGCTTTCTTTGAGGATAGTTTAGCTTGAAAGGAATCATCTTACCGGTCTTCTTATCCTCAATCTTATCGGTCACGTATAGGGCAAATTCGGGGTCTTCCATGAACCTCACTCTGCAGATGGCAAAGGTAAGCATTTGGAAATGCTGGGCATCATCCTTCTGGTGCGCAACATAGTTGATGTAGTCTTTCAGACTGCCCATTTTTCTCAGACCTCTGAACAGTACAGATTTGGCAGTCTTCTTCGGAACCCACATCTTAGGAATGAAGAAATCGGATAGTTCTATCTTCACACGATGCTCAAAGTTATAGCAACCTTCGCCCGTCATAGGGTCGTAGGGACCATAAATCTCATCGTATCGCTCCTGATTTTCCGCTACGAGATTATCTATTTCATGTTCAGTTACTAGAGCCATCCGTTAAATCGTTTAGTTCCTCAAAATCTGCATCCTGTATCTCGGGTGCTTTGCTTATATCCAGTACGTCTGCCTCGTCTTCGTCCTCTACGGTTGTCATACCGAGTGCCATGAGCTGCTTGAAGTCTGCATCTATTCCGTGGGTAACGCTTACTTCTGTCTGCTTTGGTATCATGTGCTTGGTAAGGTCTTTGTAGATGGTGACGTATGTCTTAGGATCATACTCTGCCAGTTGGTTCATACAATCCTCAAACTGCTCTTGGCTCCTTGCCAGCCAGTCACGTATATATTCCTTTTGGGCACTCTTTCTTGCAGGGAGAAGTTTCTTCACCTTCTCCTTCTTCTCTTTCTGTATCTCCCTTACAGACTTAAATCCATCCATTTCAAAATCTTCCATACGCTCGCTTTTTTATTATCCGAAGGGTTTCAGAGTATGAATCATGCTGCCCGGCTTGGTTGAGTTGGCACAGTCTATGATGTCTATCTCCAGTTCGTCCAGTTGGTTTAACTGGTCTATCGTCAGAGGGTCCTTGCTTGTTAATGTGCGCATATAGTATTCGTATAGCGCACCGGTCACGATATAGTCGTGTATCAGCTTGACGAGTGCATCATATTTTGTATCATCCCAGTAATCGGGAAATTTCAGCCATATCTCCTTCTCATCCCATTCTCGCAGGGCATTATCTCTAACCCTTCCTTCTGGTTTCATTACATAGGCAGACAGATTCGCTTCCACCTTATTAATATACTTGTCAAACCATCGGTAGAAGAGTGGGCGTTCCTTATCGTTCTCGCTTGTCGGAATATCTTCACCTTGCGCGTCCTTCATGTTCCGTCTTGCGCGTCCTACCATATTGGTATTTGCATCTATATCATACCAGAGTTGGGTGGCATAGATAAAGATGTGCTTATCCCAATAGCCGTGCCCTGCTCTTCGTGGATTCGGCCAGAAAGGATTTGGCTCGGGCTTCCATCCTCTCTCTCGGATAAAATGTGTTGGGTGTAATTTATTAAACTCTGGATAGCTCATATCTTGATATTTTATATTCAATATTACAAAACTCCTTCCTCCTCAGTTACGATGGCATCGCAAGTAAACTCCAGTTTGTCGCTATGTCTTGACCATAGCTTCACCTTGCAAAAACCGGTATTTACCGGTACTAGAGTAAAGGCTCGTCTATCTCTGCATCGGTGTATCTCTATGATACTTGGGTCTTCGCTTCTTGCCTCAATATCATCAATCGCTCCATCATTGAGCGAGTAGGAAAGGGTAGCTTCCTCTCCCTTCTCTAGAGTTATCTCACCTTCCACGCCTTCACCATTCACCTTTGCGGTCAGCTCGGTTGGGTAAGGAACGGTAGGGACCACCGGACCACTCATCACGAAGCACTTTCTGATGGCAATCTCGTCTGATGCAAGTGTAGCTTGGTATGGCTCCGCTTGTTTCAGGTTTGTTGTTTTCAGCCACCACTGGTATATCATGTAGTCCTCCACGTATCTTGAAGACAACCTAGCCAGTGCGTCGGTCAGCGTTCCGTTATAACGTCTTGATACTGATAGGGTGAACTCCACTATATCATCCGTTCCGCTACCATAGTAGATGGCGTTGTCGCCAATAGTCTGAGGCGTTGGCACAAGATAGTCTACGAAGATGGTCTTCAATACTTCCAGGGCTGTATCGAAGTCGTGTGTCAGCGTTCTTTCGTGTACCTCATCATCACCGGCTGTCTCGTTAAAGCCTACTTTTGCAGCATTGTTATCTGCTGCAGTGTCTATCTTTGCTTTCAGGTAGGTTGTTGCCTTTACCGCTTCAATCACTACCGATTTGATAATTTGAAATTTTATGATCATAGCTTATCCTTTTTAGTCAATGATTATTTCGCCCGTCATGTCTGCCAGACTCTTGTTGCTGCTTGCCGGTGGAGTCTTGTGATAAATCAGCTTGATGGATGCTGCTATATGGTTCGCCATGTCCGCAGCATACTTCTGTGCCAGCTCTGCCTCAGTCATTCCCAATACCGCATTCGATACATAGGCTATCACATACCCCATGAAGTTGCCTTCAAATGGTACGGTAATACCGTCTTCTCCGTCTGCCCATCTGCTGTTTTCAAACTTAATCACCATCGCGTCTCCGTTCTTGTAATAGGTTACTTGTGGTGCCAGTTCTGCTACAAATGTTTCTGCCGCAGCGTTGATATACTGCTTCATGATACCTTTCTCTTCCGAAGATAAAGTGGTCTTGGCAAACATCGTATCGCCGTTCTTATCTTTCAGGCGTTTTCCGATGAGAGCGAAGTGTTTGCTCACCTCACTCATCACCTTCTCCATTTCTATAGTTATCTGTACTTCCATACCTTATGCTGCTCTGTTATATCCTAATGCACTCTGTGCCTGTGCTACTGCATTCTGGTCTGCACCCTGCACAATTCCGTTCTCTACCTGACCACCGCCTTGCTGCATAGCCATTGCCTGTTGCTGCTGATACATCTGTTCAAGCTGAGCCTGCTGCTCCTGTACGCTGGCAAGCAACTTGTCTGCAAATGGTGCGTTGAGGTTCTGCAGATACTGAATGATGTTGATACCGCCCATTTCAAGAAGCTTGTCGAGCGTATCGTTTTGCATCGTGTTGAAGGCTGCCGTAGCTGCTGCATTCTTGATGCTGATTTTGAAGTGAATATCTCTTGCCGAAAGGCGGTCGTATTTGTAAACCGTATTGAAGTTCCGGTCGTAAACTTTTCTTCCGTCTTCGTAGTACTGTTGGATAGTCATGCACTTCTTGGTTGCCAGTTTCTCCGTAAACACGTCCATGTCGGCAAGGATGGTATACAGAGACGTGGTTGCATTCTGGCTTTCCTGTGCGTATCTGGCTGCCGATGTTCCTGCCGATGGGGTCTTACCCTGCAAAGCTCCGCTCACGTTGGTAACCTCTCTAATCAGGTTCAGCTCTATCTGCAACAGTTCATTCGTACCGATATTCACGGCGTTCGATGTGATAATCTCTGGCTTCGCATTCGGCGTCTTCACCGATGGCTTGTAGAATATCCATCCGTCATACTCTACCGCCTCTTCCATAAACTGCTCTGGCGTTCTTCCGTTAAGCACATTCGTAGGAATCATCTTGAATCCCTTGAAACTGCTTCTGATGGCCATGTCGTTCATCACAATCAGTCGGTTGATGTATCGCTGCTGGTCTATGATGTTGGCAAGGAATGGATGAATCTCTCCGTTTATATACGGATATAGCTTCATTGTAAATGGATGGCTTTTATAGTCGTATGGTGTTTCTCCCTGACAGAGGATAGTTCCGTCTGGCGCCATGTAGGTATAATACCAGTACTTACTGGAAGTATCTTTGCTGGTTATATACGCCCTATCTTCCTCCGGCACACCAGCCTCGTCATACTGCTCTTTACGCCTATTGTTTAAATCTATCAGCTTTTGTATCATAGCCGTATCATTACGATCTACCCTGAAATAAGCATCATTTACATTTTGAGCAATAGGGTCAAAACATTGAAGCATTGGTTTGGTTTCCGTGGTCCATACCTCAATCACTCTAGAGTAATGTCTTCCCTTGTTGCTATGGTCGAAACTGAGATTATCCAACGCCTTCTCTTCGTTAAACTCATATCCGTAGCTGTTATCGTCCGAAGGATAAATATCAAAGATAGCGTTCAGATCTTCTTCTGTAAGCCCATATTCCTGTTTGGCAAACTTCTGATACAAGTCTTCTCGGCTCACGTCATGCAGTACACCGATAAGGCTCACGTCATTGTGCCGTGGGTCGCTGCCGCATTCAAAAAACATGTGGTCGGGTTCCATCGCGTCTGTCCATGAGTCTGGCATTTCAAGTTCCTTTGCCTCCCAACTCTCTCTGACAAACATCTGACCTCCCATAAGATAGTCCTTAATAGCGTGGTTCAGAACATCTTGCATGTACGTTGTCTGCCAGTTGCATTGCATCGTAGCACTCATCATGTCGCTCAGTTGCCGGGAGTCGCTATCTCTTGCAAAGCAGACCGGTTCCGTTCCCTGCTTGGCATAAAGACCGGCAATAGATTCCAGAATGCTCACCATGATATTGTTGCTCATAGGTGTCTGGTTGCGCCTCTCCATATAGGTGCGCTCTGTCATTTCCTCCCAGTAGCCATGATGGTATACTCTGATGGTGTCGCTCCATTGGTCGCCCATACAGTAACGCATCGTTCTCGCCCTCGTTTCTCGCACACCGCTCAGGTTATTCCAAGCATTTCTACATCGGCTAAGTAACTCCTCGTCCTTGCCGTGTTCTTGTCTTCGCTTGCGAGCCTTAACCGAGTCATACTTGTTATGTTGAGGCATCACTTTGCTAAGTGTCAGTATTCTTGCCTTTACCATTTTCTTATACATTATTAATTATAGGCGCAAAAATAGGCAAAATCATGGCTTTCTTTGCCGTGTTCCAACCAACCACCAAGCGCAAGGTTGGAGCACGGCAAAACTTCTTCAAATTATTTGCATTTTTGCCGAAAAGTTTCAAACAGTATAGAGATATGACAAAAGAAGAATTAGCACAGATGAATGAGGAAGGTGGTGCTCAACAGGCTCCACCTGCTGAGGCTGCTACAGATGAAACGTCTGTAGATGAGCGCCCTAATCGTACAGCTTTCTCCAAGCGTTTCTCCAAGCGTCACTCTGACATCGACTTCGAAGACAAGGAAGCTCGTTATGCGGCTATGAATGATGATGCTGATTTGCTCGGACAGTACGAGGAGAGCGGTAAGGCATTGTCTAAAGTATTCGATAAGCACAAGTGGCTCGCTGCTCTGGCGATGGACATGGAAAAGAATCCGGACGACAATCCATTTGATGCGATGGCTCGCTTGGGTATTGATGTAAAGACGTTGCTTGATGATCCTGAAGGAGGCAAGAAACTCGCTGAGATTCTCGCAAAACATAACGAGGACGTGGCTGAACAGAACGAGGCTACAGAGAAGGTTACTGCCAACATGCGCAAGTCGCTTGAACGCCTGATGAATCTCTATCCCGATGAAGCACAGGATATGTGGTCCCAGATTTACGAGATTCACGACAAGGTTGAGAGTGGCGATATTTCAGATGATATTTGGAAGATGCTACACAATGCAAACAACTATGATTCAGACATCAGTTCGGCGCGTGACGAGGCGGCTATGCAAGCCAGAAACGAGAAGATTCAGAATAAGGTTCGCTCTTCTAGCACCGAAGGTATTCCCCCTTCTCTTTCTAGTTCGGGCGCAGGAAACAAGCCGGCAAAGAAACAGAAACGTGAAAGTTTCTTTGATGATATTAGAAGTAATTAATCCATAAATATATGTATAAAATGAAGAAAAATTGTTTTAAGAATTTTATGAGCGGTCAGTTCATCATGAAGATGATTCTGATGCTTGTTGCCGTAGTTACAGGTGGTGGTATGATGGCTGTAGCAGACCTTGTGGAGCCACAAATTGGTAACGAGGGAGTAAATCCTGCAGACAAAGAGACTGTTGCCCAAAAAGAGCCAGTAGATCCTAATGCTAACGACAGACTTAGCCCTGGTGGAAAGAAAGATGGTCAAGACCTTACAGGCTCTCAGGCTTCTAGTACACAGCTTCGTGAGGGTGGTCTGCTTGATAAGGAGTGGGATAGTGAGATTGTTAAGTTCTATCCTTTCAAGACACCGCTTCTTTCTATTGTTCGCCGTATGGCAAAAACAGTAAATATTAAGAACTGGTCAATCTCGCATCAGCGTGTTGGTGGCGAAACTCTTGATGGACAGACTATTCAGAAAATTGAAACTGCTGACACCATCGAGATTAATTCAACGAACTTCTCTGGTTCTATTCGCCCATTCTATAAAGGCACTACTGTTTTTGCTTCTGGTGTTCCCGGTTATGCTGCTGGCTCACAGACCAAGACAGAGGGTACACTGATGCTTTATGTAATTGAGGCTAACGGTAAAAAAGCGGTTATGCAGGCTGTCAACGGAAAGCCGAAGGTTAGTGGAGACTCAAGAGACAATCTTGATAACATGACTTGCCCGGAAATCCCTGTTGGAACAACGTTCCTTGCTGGTGCATCTGCAGCTTCTGAGTCTCAGCTCACCATTACACCAGAAAACTTCCAGCCACGCGAGAAAGAAGTGTATGTTCAGAAGAAACTCTTGAACATCGTATTTACAGATGACTACGAGAAGGTAAAGAAGGAGCAGCCTATTACAGTTGCCGACTTGAAGACCGATGCTATCATCAAATATAACCTCCGTGCAGAGCGTACTTATCTGCTTGGATGCAAGTCTCGCTTCAAGGCTGAGACCGGCGACGGACAGATTGAAGATGTCTATACCTCTGAGGGTATCATCAATCAGCTCACCAACACATACTCTATCGGTGATACTTATACGCTTGGCGATTTGATTGCTATTTCCAAACTCCAGTTCACGGAATTCTCCGAGAATGATCGTTGTTTTGCCTTCTGTGGTAAGAATGCTATCGAACGTTTGGAGAATATCAAGTTGGAGGGAAGCCATCAGAACGACTTCATTAATCACAACGAGTTCGACCTTACCTTCAAGCGATTCAAGGACACCTTCGGCTCTATTGATTTTGTTTGGACTCAGACTCTCGATCTCTTGGGTATGTCAGACTTCATGGTTATCTTTGACCCTAAGGCTTCTCGCCGATACGTCAAGATTGGCAAGAAGGAGCAGACCAATGATATGTCTAAGGGAGGTGGCGAGGTTCGTGACGCTAAGCGTTGGATTCATCAGGAGGCAGATAGTGTGGCACTTCGTGGTTACAACTCAATCTTGGTTGGTCCTGCTGATAAGATTGCTAAGATTGCCACAGAGTCACTTAATGCCATCATTTCTGCTAAGGAACTTCCTAAGAATCCATCAAAGGGTATGAAGGTTGCGCTCACGCAAGACTACACCTTAAAGGGTTCTAATTCTCCTACTGATGATGTCAAGTACGAGGCAGGTACAGTTTTATACTACACTGGCACCGCTTGGTCTATCTATGCTGGTCAAGATACAGCGCAGTAAATTATTACTATAAACCATCGGTGGGCAGGTGCATCTTGCTCTGCCCACCATTTATAAAGAATAAATATGATTAAGACATATAAAGCACGAGTAAATCAAAATAGCATTAGCTATCTGCTTTCAGGTAAGCAGGGTAATCAGGTTCGCTATCCTTTCGCAAATGGTAATGTAATTATAAACAAATATCCTTCACTTACGCTGCGAAACCGATACTGCCAGGAACTTCTAGAGTCTAGCTTGCTTTTTGCCAACAATACTATTGTTCTCGACCATGAGGAAGAAGAGTACCCTGGTGAAAAGGCTAAACTCGAAGAAGAAAAGAATGCCGAATTAAAGTCTACCGTAGATGAGCCGGCAAAGAAGACTACAAAAAAGTCACAGAAAGAGGAGGTAACAGGCATCCGTACAACGGAAGAAGTTATTAATTACATAAACAACCGTTTTGATAAGGATTGCAGGACTCTTGAAACTGCTATGAAGCATGCAGACAAGGCTGGTCTTGTTTTCCCTGATTACGGCAAGGAGTAATATATATAATAAGGTGTAAATGAGTATAGAGGAAATCATAAAGGCAGTACGTTGGTGCATAGACGAGGAATCCAACAACACATCGGAAATTACCGATGAGAAGGACGATTTGTATATGGACAACATTATCAAGTCGAAGATAAACGATGCGCTGCATTGGATAGCTATTACTGCTGCATCTTCGCCTGTTCTGTCCGATTCCAAGAGCATAGGCTCGACTTCCGACACAATTCAAGTGTCCGATTTTGATTCTAATCACAATATCGGTGTTATCACCATGCCTTCCAATATGGAGATTATTACCATCAACCGCATTCGTGGCGCTTCTTGGTATAAGGCAGTCGCCCCAGTAGAGGACACCGATGATGAAGCTCTTATGATGTACGACGATACCGCCAATGGTACCATTGATCGCCCACAGGCTGCCATCATGCGAGAGAATCCAATCAAGATACTCATGCAGCCCAAGACTTCAACGGCGGTCATTACCTATGTGGGCGTACCTAAGTCTGTGAGCACAGACTCTTCTACAACAGATGTTTCCATTCCTGACAAACTAAAGAATGCCTTCATCTATTATATCGCCTTTCTGCTCCTCTCAGCCTACGATGATACCAAAGCTAGCCAGATGTACACCATCGCCCTGCAACAGCTAGGCGTAAATCAAACCTCAAAATAAATACGATATGGAGAATGTAATAGCCACATACGATGCCAATGAACTTGCGTGGGTAACTCCAATCCTTACTCTTCGCCGTGATATTTTCCTAAGAATCACGCTAAGGGAAAAAGGAAAGGTGGTTATCCGTCAGTCAGATGATAAGGGAAATTTCCCTCGCGTCCCGATACGTAACCACAAGGACACCAAGTCCTTCGAGTTCCGTATCTCGGTTATTCCAGATACCGTCCAAATTCAAATATTCACTTCTACAGAAACAAAAGAAATTAAATATGCCTACATTTAGACAAGATAATAAGTTAGGTAGCAAGGTTTCACTCATAAAAACGTGTGATATAAACGATAAGGCTATAACATCAGAAAAAATAGCTAACAGTGCGGTTGACGCAGACAAAATTCAAAATGGAAGCATCACCAAAGACAAGTTAGCTCCTGACGTTGACTTATCGTTATATATCCTCGTTGATGAGTTTCCTTCTGAAAACATCAACCCGAATAAGATTTATCTAAAGAGGGATAGTCCTTTGTCTGAGACCTACACCAAATTCCAATACGTTAACGGCGAATGGAAGAACCTTGGCGTGTTTAACGACTCTATAAATCTTAGTGCATATATCCCTTATTCTGGTATGGGCACTGTAGTGGAAGATAATTTTGGAATCAAAGAGGAAACTAACGAAGAGTCGAAGGGAACTGCTATGCAGCTGCATTTGGAATATAAAGACGAGAATTCTGAGACAAAGAAATCTGGTTCGGTTAATATTCCATCTGCTAGCTACGAGAAAGCAGGTCTGATGAGTGCTAAGGACAAGCAAAAGGTGGATGCACTTTATAATATGTCTGCTTTAACAGAAGAAGAGCTAAACAAAATATTAAAGTAAACTATCATGAAGATATTAGATGAATTAGGCGTAGCAACCCTTTGGGAGAAGATTAAGAACTATGTTTCCGAGAAAGTCTTTAATCCAGATGATGAAGATTTAGTTGCCGAGGAGACGACAGGAGGAACTAGCGTTATGAAGTTAGCTGACCGCTCATATTCTCCTCAGAATTTCAGCGGCAAAGGCTACAAGATTCTACGCAAGAACATCAAACCAGTCTCTCTTGCCGTAACAAAAATAGTAGTATCATCAGTCCCAACATCAGATGGCTACATGTCTTTTATCATTAATGGTGTAGAAAGCCATGTAGATGTTGTTGCGTCAACAGATACGACAACAGAAAAAGTTGCAGCGAAAATTGTTTTAAAGCTAACCGAATCAATGGTAGAGTATGAGGTGAGTCAAAACACCTCAACAATTACTCTTACTCGCAAGTTTGGTGGTAAAGTCTCCATAGCATCATCTTTTAGTGCAGTCAATACTGGTTCATCATGTTCAATTATTGACAGCACTAAGCAAGAGCTTAGAAATATCTTAACGCCAACTATGATGAATCATCCTAACACTATATATGAGATTAGGTATGATTTCGACTTGAATGGTGAGAACATTGAAATGCAAGAGGGATGCGCCTTGAAGTTTGAGGGTGGTAGTTTAGCAAATGGAACTATAGATGCAAATCACGCTATATTAGATTCTGATCCTATTTGTATTTTTAAGGATATAATTTTGTCTGGTAAAATTAATACACCCTTTGTCTATACAGAATGGTTTGGTGCTCAAGGAGATGGAACAACAGATGATACTAAAGCTTTTGTAAGTGCTTTAAGTACATTTAGAGTTGTTAAACTTTTAAAGAAAGCTTATTATATAAGTGAATCCTTGAAAATACCAAGTGGTTGCACATTAGAAGGAAGTTCTAAAGGTCCAGAATGGAATAGCACTACAAATGATTGTAATACGATTATCAAAACAGGAAAGTCAGGCGGCATAGTTCTAGCAGGTAAATTCACAACAATTAAAAATATAGCATTTTCTCCAATGTATAAAGATAATGCTAAGAGTTGCATAACAATTTCTACCGAAAGTGAATGGACAGTTCAGCATAGAATAGAAGATTGCAAAATTGAATCCTATGATATAGGTATTGAATTTCTTCCGACAATGGGAACTGCTTTAAATGTATTTAATTCAATCCATATTAATAGTTGTAAAATTGGAGTAAAGAATGTAAATCAAGTTATTGGAGATACTTCATATTCAAACCAATTTAACAACTGTTCTTTCTGGAATTGCAATAAATCTCTTTATATCGGTAATGGCTTATATGAATTTATTTCATGTGGCTTGCAAATTCAAAATGTGTCAGCATTTGAATTTGTTCCTTTATGTAATGCTCATTTTACAAGCTGCCATATTGAATGTGACTCAGCGCTAGATAATAATGGTAGTGTCATTATTGCATCGGGCGCCAAAAATATCACATTTAGCAGTTGTGAATTTATTGGACATAAAAATGCAGAAGCTAATATTGGTTGGTTTTATACCGACAATAGTTCAAACATTTCATTATGTAATTGTGATATATCTTATTATAATACAGACAGCATTTTTCCTTTAGTCAATAAAAACAATACGGAACTATCTGATTTGAATGCTGGATTGATTAATATTACTAATTGTTTATATAGAAAATCGAAAAAGAAAACTTATATTCTTGAAAATATACCTCTGAATTTGTTGCATTTAATTAGGATAGATAATGTGATATACCAATCTATATCCAATATTACATCCTATATTATACATCGTAGATTTTCTAAAATTCCATCAATTATTGGTGTTATTGATCCAACAACATACGAATTTATAAAGTATGGCTTATATGATGGTAATCATTATATAGACTTAGACCATTCGACAGGAAAACTGAAAATAGCATATCACAATGGTTCTTATCCACAAGCTGCAAACTTAAATGAATGGACATCATTACAGAGTAGCGGAAAAGTCGCAGATGGTGTACTTCTTATAGATGGTAACAAAAAACTTATAATATCTCCAACTCAAGATTATAATGCGATAATATGGGCATCATCTAATAAAGATGGAGGAACCATTAAATCAAATAGAATTGATGCTGTAAATGATAATGACGGATATTCTAACACAGCATCTATAAATGCTGCATATAATGGAGAGACAACAGCAGCTAGTATCTGTTTAAAATATTCAAATGGGTCTATAGGAGCTGGTGATTGGTGGTTGCCATCTTTTGGAGAAATGCTTTTAATATCAGCTTATGTAAAAGATATAAATTATGCACTTTCATTAATTAAAGATTCTGACCTGATTTCAGAAAACAGTATTTATTGGACATCTACGGAAGCTAGTGAAAGTACTGCTTATGCTTTACGACCTAGTGATTTATATTCAGAAAATAAAGGTTTTAGTAAATCAGTGAAAGTTCCAGTAGTAAGAGCAATTACATCTTTAATCTAGTTGATTCTTTCATAGGTGATTTTTTGTGAATAGATTATAATATTAAAGCTATGTCAGTTCAAACACCTGAATGAAATCTTCCTGGACTAGAGTATTGAAATTTCTTTTAGGTGTATCGTCAATTTATGGATGCCACTTGACGTAAAGAGCACTCTAAGCCGATGACTTCATAAATAAAGAAGAAGGGTGAATCTTTCGATTCACCCTTTTCTTATGCAGCAAGCCTGCACCAATCCACCCAGCAAGTAGCAAGCCTCCTCACCATACATATTTATCAAGAACTGTTCAGAAACATGCTGAACCACATGTAGCATTTCGTGGCTGAGGCTGTTCATATATTCTGCTTTAGAAGTGGTCCATCCGATTACTACCACCGTTTTTCTTATATCAACATTGGAATAGGTTATCCCTTTGTTTGGTTCACCTTCGAGCACGAGATTACAGGCATCTTCGAGAGGAATGCCGCTGCATCCCAAATCCCGAAGACACCTTCTTACCTTCATGGCATCCTTAGAATGAACATCATACATCACATGTACGGTCCAGTCATACCTATCTATGTAAATCTCCTGCTCTGTCATATTTTACAAAATGTCTTCCCAAGGAATGCCCACACCATTAAATGATGTGTCTGCATAGAATCGGTTGAATATGAATCCGTCCTGCTGATCCTCATCATCCACGTAGTCCTTGATGAACTGAGCCATCTGCTTCTCATCAGTGATAGACGAACCGTAGAAATCAGCCAGGCACATGTGTGCGATGTAAACCGAATCATAGCCTACATTATTCTCCAGCACGATATTGTTCTTCTTCAATATTTCCTCAATGTCCTCCTTGCTCATCATTCGGATAGGCTTACCGTTCTTCCGCATCTGCTTAACTGCCCACTCACACATCTTCTTATTGAAGTGCCAACCGTTGTATCTCAGGTAAGCCTTCATTTCCTCAGGCTGGTAATCGTAGGCGTTCAAAGGTTGTCTGTATTTTCTTTCCATAATCTCAATCAATTTAAGAAAGGGGTATGCCCACTTTTGAGCACACCCCAAACTAGTTAGTAATCTTCTCCGTAATCACTTCTGTAATCACGTCCACGGTCTTCACGTTGGCGCATGTCGTCGTATTCCTCATGATCTCGCATACCACTTCTACCTCCACGACCTCTATAATCGGGCATGCGGTTGCGCTCACCGTATCGGTCACGTCTGCCTTCACGCTTCATTTCATCAAGGCAGCTCATAGCCTTGCCAAAGTAGCGCAAGCCCTTCTCCACGTTCTCATACAAGCCATCAAACTTGTCTTCTGTAATCTCAATCATTACCATAATATCATAAGATTTTAAAAGTGAATAGATAGGGTAGGAGATTACTTGTTTGCAAACTGTTCGAGCAATCCCATCATCTTGTCGAGCTTGCCCTCCATGCCGGAAACCTTACCTTCCAGCTTGGAAATCTTCTCAGCCTGTTCCTTCTCCTTGGCTATCTGGGGGTTGAGCTGCAGTAGCATTCCCTCACAAGATTTAACGACTCTCTCATGGTAATCTACGCTCTCTAATATCGCCTTGGATTGTCTCAGCATCGCATCGACCTCCGCACTCATGGCTTCCTTGTTGTCGCTCACCACAAGGTTCTTGTCGTTTGCTATCTGTCCGTTAGCAGGTAGCTGCTTGAAATCCACTTCCTCGTCATTGATCTTCACCTTCACATCAACCACAGTTTCCATAGGCTGAGGCGTGAAGCCATTATTGAAGGTAGGGTATTTCGTCTGAGGGTTGCTCACCGAAACAACCTGACCAATTTGCAAGTTCGGTTTTTCGCCCTTGTCGAGCACATAGAATAAAGAATTTGTTCTTAAACCTTGAAACATAATGTAATCTCCTATTATCTATTCTGTTTGTTAAACAATACCCGTCATCAGCTGAAGGGTGTTAGTGTCTCTCTCAAACCAGAGCTGAACCACTCCGGTTCCCGGCACGTCTGCAACCGTTAATGCCTCACCATTGAATTTGGTTACGGCTTGGGTTACGCCGTTTGTCTCGAAAAGGATAGGCAGCGTACCAGTCGTTCCAGTCGGAATAGCCTGCATCAGATTCACGAAAATCGTACCTCTGTAGTTGGCATTCACGAAGGCGTGGTTTTTAAAGGTGAACACCACATCGGCAGTATTCACCTTCACGCCAGTAGAAGCGATAGCCGCCGAACCGTTACGATTCACCCAAGTAAAAGGTCTTAACCATAACATAGCAGCCTCCTTTCTTTAACCCCAGAATCCTGCACCGTTAGCAGCATTCAAACCATACAAACCTGCTTGATAGGCCACGCAGTTAGGAACCGCTGTAAAGGGGCTGTAAGGAGTGGTCACAGTCTCAGGCAACTTGCACTTGATGCTAGCCACCTCGTTCTGCAAGCCAGCCAATACCGCATTAATAGGTGCTACAGCCTGACCCACGATTTGTGAAGTCATTGCGGAAGCCTTGAAGGTACTGTTCTCATCACGCAGAGCATCAATCTTATTCTGCATTTCGCGCATCTCAGCCTGCTTCTGACCGTCAACGATGGTCTGAGTACTCTCCTTGATGGCGTTATGCAAATCGCAAGTCTGGCGCTGGGTTTCGTAAGCTACGTTAGAGAAGCCACGCTCCTGACCTACTGCCACGTTATTGATGGCATTCTGTAGAGTGCCAGTCTGCTGACAGATAGCCAATCGGTTCTCACAGCAGCAGTTTGCAATCTGCTGAGCAATCTGCATGTTACCCTGCTGCAAAGCATTGATGGTCTGCATGCCACTCATACCTACCTGATTACCTACACTCTGAACCTGAGAAGTCAAAGCAGAAATGGCATTCTGAATCTGACCTTCGGTACAGTTGAGCTGAGTAGCCAAATTGCTGAGTGCATTACGATTGCCACCGATGGCATCCATCAAGAGGGCACGACCATTGTCGTTGTTAATCTCGTTAGCAAGACCGCCACGACCGTTATTGCCGAAGCCACCCCAGCCATTGCCACCCCAACCCATAAGGAAGAAGAGGAAGATAACCCACATGAACCAACCGCCTTCACCGCCGAAGCCATTGTTGCCCTTCATGGCGAGAAGCACATTTGGATCTACACACTGCTTCTGGAGCAGAGGAGCAAGAAGTCCAAGCATACCGTTTGAACCTCCGTTTTGGTTTTCACCAAAGATGTATGTCTTAGATTCTGACATAATAAAATAGTTTATTCGTTTCGTTCACTATTGAACTTGGTGCAAAGTTACGAAGAAGATGATGCTCTGCCTAACTATGCTCAAAATAAAATTTTCTCCCTCCAAACCACTGTTCCTCAGCATTTTATGCTGAGTCACCTTCTGCTCATTTATTTAGCAAAAGTCTAAACTATACAGAAATCACCACGAACCCGATACAACCTATCAATATTTTCCGTACTTTTGCAGAAAATAACGCTTAACTATAAAAGATTATGAAGAAATTAGTAGTATTGTTTTTCGCTATAGCTCTAACATATTGTGGTTATAAGAAAAGCATAGGGGATAAAGTATATATTCAATTTGTAGGTTCAAGCGGTCCAAGAATAACGGTTGCTCATTCAAGACCAGATTGTCCCGATATTGATTCATATAAGGAAGTATCATTAAAGGATTGTTATGCCATGACCGTTTGTGCAAAATGCGTAAAAGAGGAGGATGCACATAAAATATTAAAGGAGTGAGCCTTGCGCCCACTCCTTTTTTATATTATTCCAATCTATCCAGTTCATCCACCGCATCCATCATGATCCTGTCAATATTCTGGTTGGCGAAGTTAATAGATTCGGTATCGCTAGCCTTGTCCCTCATTTTCTTCCATCGCTTCATCTGCTTCTCTGCCAGTTCGATGATTCTAACCTTGGCAGCCTCCTTTGAGTTTTGGAAGTGGAAATACTCACCGATATTTGTGATTCTCTTATCAATCGGAACGTTCTTCGATTTCAGGCGGTCCACGTTGGCCATGGTCTTCTCCATTTCGTCCTTGTAGTTATACCACTTGCTCTTAGTTCGCTGCAAGCTGCTCTGCTCACTAGGCGTATAAAGAAGAGAGCGAAGGAAAGGAATATCCTTGGTTTCCGTGTCGCTTCCGTGCTTAATAACACCGATAGCACGCTCAGTAAAGGTAGCAGCTCCACCGCCAAGGCCACCGATGTAATGATTTAGCATACTAGGGTTCGTTACCATATCCAGGAAACTATTACCCAGCATATCTTCATTACCCTTGGCTACATCGTTAGTCTGTGCA